AGCTTCACCGAGACAGCGGCGGCAGCCAAGATTCCGAGCGCTCCGAAGGTGTCCGAGCCGATGAATAAGCCCGCCGAGCGGCAGATTGCCGTCAAGGTTCAGCCGGGCGAGGTCGGTCAGGATGTGAAGGATCGGCGCATTGCCCATGTTGCAACGGGCGGCATTGCCTGTTGACGGGAAAATTCAAGCGGTCTGCGAGGCCGCTTTTTTCTACCATTTTTGTATGGCACGCATTAACGGATTAGACATACAGCGCATGGTTCGGCATTGGCTCAAAACCCCGACAAACGGGTATTTGGGTTCGGACTACGGACAGGACGCAAAAAGCCTTTTGCAGAGACCTCATGCAGACGGCCTCGCGGATGCTTTTTTGCAAAAACTGAGGACGGATGTTCCGATTGTCGGCGCGATGCCGTCCGAGGACGTGAATCTGTACGCAATCAACACGCCGCCGGACAAAACCGAGATTGTGATTGAAGTCGCCGGGACAGGCATTGAGGTGGGATCGTGAAAACCAAAGAAGATTTTTTGAAGGTCATTGACGATCTGGCTGAAAAATATCCGACACTGACGGCGCTCTACAAGGCTGGAGATCCACGCATTCGCATGCAGTTAGAGGCGGCGGCAACCATGCTTTCGATGGTTTCAGCCGACATCGAAGCGGCGCAGCTTGAGGCTTTTCAAAAGTCCCGAGACAGCACAATTCTGGCTGACGCGGCTATGCGCGGCATTGTGCGCAAGGCTACGCCTGCACGTGCGCGGATTCTGGCAGTCAACAATTCCGAGACTAGCCCGTGCGTGATCGAGACAGGGCGCAACCTCATTGACTCCAATGGGCGGACTTGGCGCATTGCCACGCCCGCCATTGTTCAGCCTGAGCAGAGTGCGGCTTTTGAAGCCGTGCAGATCGTCACGGAAACACTTACGCACACGGTCGAAAAGACCGAGCCTTTCTATGCGGTTGAAGTGCCTGAGTCTGAAGATGACACCTTTCTTTGCGGCCTGTCTGTCAAGCTGGACGGCGAGGAATGCGTGTTCCGTGAGCGGTATGTGAATACCGAAGTCGGAGAGCGTGTTTTCCACGTTGAATCGGATGAACGGCAGCGCACCTTTGTTCGATTTGGTTTTGACGGCTACGTTGGCGTGCAACCGGCTGACGGCTCAACGATTGTGCTCGAAATCTCCCGGACGGCGGGCGCAGTGTCGCTCGAACTTGGCGCTCCGTTCACATATGAGTACCTTGCCGATCCGGCTGAATCTGCGCTCGACCTGACTTTTGACGCGCAAATCCTCGCGGGCGCGAATCCCATTACCTTGCCGGTGCTCCGTGAACTTGCCCGATTCCCCGCGATTTTCGACCATAACGCAGTTTATCTCGCTGAGTTCGATTTTCTTGTGAGGCGCAATTTCCCCGACATGCAGTTTTTGTCTGTCTGGAATGAGTCTGCCGAAGAACGCGCTCGCGGCGCAAGCCTCGACAACATCAACGCCTTGTTTGTCGCATGCCTGGGCGCGGACGGCGAAGAGCAGATCATTGAGGCCGGAGAACTGCTCCCAAATCCCGTTGAGATTACCGACTTGACTGGACTACAGGAAGAAGTCAAGGCAACAATCAAAGCCGCCGATGATTCCTACCGCGTGCGCTTCTTTACGCCTGTCATTGCCAAGATCGGGATCACGATCAATGCCCGAGTGTCAACGGCCTACGTTGCCTCGGACGTGCGTCAGCAGATCATGGAAACGCTCATCAATGCCTACGGCAAGATAAGCACGGCGGCGCGGCACGGACAGCAAAAAATCCTGTTCCGCAAGGTCTATCAGCTTTTGCGCGAAAAGGTCATTGCGTTGTCGGACGGTGATGCTGATTTGACTGTTTCCATTGCCAACGCGGATCACGGCGTGCGCCCAGAACTCTGGCAGTTTGTCGATGAGTCCTCGCTCGATGTGACCGTGACTGTTGCCAATGTGACCGCCGCCGGATGGAGCTAAAAAATGGGGGACTTTGACCTTTCTACATCTGAAGTTCCCCGGCTTGTCCCGCTCAAGAATTCCTTTGCGGTCGATCAGGCTGAAGAAGAGCTGCGCGACCTCATCTGTGAGCTTTTCGAGACTGAACTAGGCGAGGATGCTTACGATGCTTCAGCAGCAGGCGCAGCGCACCTTGGCACGTTCGGATTTGTGCAGCGTGCGCTGAACGCGGACGGGTTGGTTTTATTGCCGAGTCAAGATGAGCCGCCCGCTACGCGATATATCTATCGTGCCTGGAAGGCTCAAAACTGCCAAGGGCGCGGCATGGCTTTTCTGCGTGCCTACTTGCAGATGCAGTTTCCGAACAAATGCTCGGTCGAACAAGTCTGGCAGATGAAGGATCAGCCGTATCCGCTCGGGCTTGTCTCGCCCGGAGACCCGGAAGCCCCGCCGATTGATTCGGAAACCATGTTTTTGACCAGCCGCATTGAGGTTGGTATTGACATGGCGCTCAACAACTACCCGATCAAGAATCTGTCGAACATCATCTGTTCGGTGATTCCGGCGCGGTTTGTCCCGTTCTTTCTGTTCCGTCTTTCCGAGATTTTCTATCTGAACATCACGGCAGAGCTGACGCAGTTCTCGCTCTGGAAAAACGTCACTTTTCACATGCAGTTCGGACGGCTTCTCATTACCGAGCGCGAGGACGCAAAGTGGCAGCTCGGACGCAATGATGATCCGGACAGCGCAAAGAAACTCACCTATCGCTTTGTCGTTTTCGACATGGACATGCTGAAGGTCATTGACGTCCCGCTTGAGATCACGTCCGAGTTTGACGGCACGATTACCGAGGTTGTTCCCAAGATCGGCCCGACAATGGGACTGAAGGTCAACGGGACTTGGCAAGTGCCGAATCATGGCGAACGCAAGCACCCGATTGATTAGGAAAAAACCTAAAAGTCGCACTCGCCGCCCCCTCTAAATTCCTTGCACAAAACAAACATCTGAACAGGGGTTTTTGTGCAATGTCTGAGGCGACAGTTCTCAATTCTTTTCGCAGGCGCGTAGCCGCGCATCTTGCCGATGGCACGACACTCAAGGCCTTGGCCTACATGGCATTCGGAGACGGCGGGCACGCGCCCGACCTGACTCCGCTGCCGCCTGACCCGGACGCAACCGAACTCGGGCATGAGCTTTTGAGAAAGCCGCTCGGAGCGCTGACGCATCCCGATTCCTATTCGACCAAGGGCACTTGCCTCATTGAAACCAGCGAATTAGTGGGCAAGGCGGTTTCTGAGGCCGCGCTTGTTGACGCTGACGGCAACCTTGTCGCGGTCAAGAACTTTTCTCCGAAGGTGAAGGACGCGGACGAGCGCTACGAGATCAACTTGACGATGAAGCTCTAGGAGAAAAGCAATGGCGACAAAGTACGACATTGTGCTCGACCAGGGCAGTGATTACCGCATCCCGTTCGAGTTCCGCGACCATGACGATCAGCTCATTGATTGGGGCGGCTACACGTTCCAGATGCAGGTGCGAAAAACCTCTTATGCCGCGCCGGTTGTGGATAAGCTGACAAGCGAGAACGGGCGGATTGCGATTGAACTCGACAAGCGCAGAAGGCAGCTTGTCACGCTCAAGTTCCCCGCCGAAGTCACGGCTCAAATCCCTGCTGCGAAATATGTCTATGACCTCGAAGCAGTCAGTAGTTCTGGCCTTGTCAAGCGATTGCTTGAAGGCGCATTCATTTTGAAAGGTGAGGTAACGCGATGACCGATCCGAAAAAGATTTACGTGATGGAAGTTGAAGACAGCGAGGACGATGAAGAGAACTGCTGCCCGCGCCATCACCACCATCACCGCCCGTCTGTGATCGTCCGCACGCCCGTGAAGATTCATGTCGAAGGCTTGCAGGGCGCTGTCGGAGAACAGGGCATCCCTGGCGAAAAGGGTGAACCCGGAGACCCCGGCGAGAAAGGCGAAAAGGGGGAGAAGGGCGAGAAAGGTGAAAAAGGCGAGCGTGGAGAAAAAGGCGAGAAGGGCGAGAAGGGGGAGAAAGGCGAACCCGGCGAGTCCGAAATCGTAGATATCACTCCCGCCGAAATTGACAACCTGTTTGATTAACTGTGCCACTAGCAAAGGAGCTAAAAAATGGCAAAGTATTTAGACCTCACTGGCCTGACTAAGTTCAAAGGCCTGAACGATCAGCATTACGCTGCGTCCCTCGCAATTGACGGCACTACGCTGTCGATTAAGAGTGCTTCCGGCGCTGTGCTCAACTCCATCACCGTCCCTCAGAAGACGTATGACAAGGCCTCCGGCTCTGCCGATGGCCTGATGAGCAAAGAGGACTTCACCAAACTGGCCGGTATTTCCGCCGGTGCGAACAAGGTTGAAGCCTCCGGTACGAACGGCGCTATCGCTGTTGACGGCTCTGACGTTACTGTCTACGCTCACCCGACCGAGACCGCTTACGAAGCCGGTCTCTACAAGGTCACGGTGAACAGCCTCGGCCATGTCACGGCTGCTACTGCTGTCACCAAGAGCGACATTACCGCTCTCGGCATTCCCGCCCAGGACACGACCTACGGCCTCGCCACGACCACCGCTGACGGCCTGCTCTCGAAGGAAGACTTCGCAAAGCTCGAAGGCGTTTCCGAGGGTGCGAACAAGACCGAAGTTTCCGGCACAAACGGCAACATCAAGATTGACGGCACGGAAACCACGGTTTACACCCACCCGTCCTTCACTGCCAAGGCCTCCGGCCTCTACAAGGTCACGGTTGATGTGAACGGCCATGTGACCGCCGCGACCGCCGTTGTCAAGGCCGACATCACCGACCTCGGAATTCCGGCTCAGGACACCACCTACAGTCTGGCAACCGCTGCCGCTGACGGCCTTATGGCCAAGGAGGACTTCTCCAAGCTCGCTGGCATTGCAGCCGGTGCTCAGGTCAACGTGCTCGAAGGCGTCCAGGTCAACGGCTCTGATCTTCCGATCACGTCCAAGAAGGTCAATATCGACCTCTCTGGCTATGCCCTGAAGACCGACATCACGTCTGTTTACAAGTACAAGGGATCTGTTGACACCTACGCCGATCTTCCCTCGACTGGCCAGGTCGTTGGCGATGTCTACGACATTCAGACGGCTGACGCGACGCACGGCATCCTCGCTGGCGACAATGTTGCCTGGAACGGCACGACCTGGGATCGCCTCGGCGGTACGTTCGTGATCGAGTCCATCTCTGCCAATGAGATTGACGCGCTCTTCGCCTAAGAGCTAGTCAATCAGTTCGCTCAAGGCGTGTTTTGCGCACGCCTTGGGCGGTTTCCATAAGAAGAAAGGTGTGTCATGGCCGACAACGAGAACAGCGAACTGCCCTACAGCTCAATCACAAAAATTCCAGATACCGAGCCGGACGCAATCCCCGAGCTTTGGAACAAAACCTATCGTGAAATTGACGAAAACTTCAATCATCTGAAGAGCGAGACAGACGCGCTGCGCAATCAGATTGAAAGCGGCGAAGTCGCCTCTGCAAAGAAGGCCGAAAAAGACGCGAACGGCAATGTCATTCACGAAACATACGCACCGCTCTCGCACCTTGCAGGACTCAGATTCCAGGTCAACGAGGACGATTCTGTAACCGTTTTCAGGGGTGAGGCAAATGCAGAATAAGTTTCTTGACAGCCTCGGCCTTACCCGCCTTGTTCAGCAGTGCAAGGTGTACTTTGCGGCTTCAACGCATACGCATGTTGGCACTGAAGTTACCCTGACGGGCTACGCCAAGGCAAGCGAAGCGGCCTCTATTGCCGCTACGGACAACGTGAATATCGCAATCGGCAAGCTCGAAAAGACGCTTGACGGAAAGCAGGCGGCAGGCAACTACCTCACGGCTGAGTCAAGCCTGAATGCCGCAAAACTGACGGGGCTAGTTCCCGCAAACTGCTACACGAATACCACCTATGGGGCGGGCGACGGACTCAGCCTGTCGGGTACGACCTTTTCCAATTCCGGTGTGCTCTCTGTCGCATCTGGCAACACGAACGGCACAATCTCAGTCAACACGAACGGAGCGGTAGTTGAGGTCTCCGTTGCAGGCCTTAAGTCTGCCGCATTTGCAGAGACTACCGAATTTGCCGCAGCAAGCCATTCGCACTCTTACGCGGGCGCAAGCAGTGAGGGCGGCGCGGCGACAACCGCTCTGAAACTTGACGCGGCAAAAGCCATTGACGGCGTGAGCTTTGACGGCTCTACCGGAGTGATCCACTACGGCGCATGTACCACTGAAGCGAACAACATTGCCAAGACTGTTGCATGCTCGCACTTCAGCCTGGTGACGGGCGCTCGAATCATTGTGAAGTTCACGCTCACGAACGCGGTTGACAACCCAACTCTGAACGTGAATAGCACGGGCGCGAAGGCGATTCGCTACCGTGGATCGGCAATAGCCAAAGGCTATCTTGCCGCGAACAGAATCTATGAGTTCGTCTATGACGGGACGGCTTTTGAACTTGTCGGTGACATTGACGAAGGCGCCGCCTATGGCGCGGGCGAGGGGCTTGACCTTGCCAACAATGCTTTCAGCCTGAAAACCGCAAGCGCATCTCAGCTTGGCGGCGTGACGCTTTCGGATAGCGCGGGCACGTCTGGCGTAAGTGGCGGCGTTGCCGCAACTCCGGCTGCCGTCAAGAACGTTCTTGACAAGCTGGACGGTCTTTCCTTCGCCGTCAACTTGGACGGCTCAGTAACAGTCTCTCTTTCATCTTAAAAAGGAGTAATCAAAGTGGCAGAAGGTCTCAATCTTCCGACTAAGGAACTTCAGCAGCGGATCGCTGCAGCTCTCGAACTGATCGCAGAAAACTACACGCCGCACACCGCATCTGGCAACGGCTACTTTAGCCGTGATGTTTTGCCGTCCGTGACGAAAACAGCGATCACGATCCCGGCTGGCATGCAGGTGGAAATCAACGGCAAGATTTATGCCGTGACTACAGCTGTCACGCTCAATGCAAGCGAAGCCGGATCAGCTACGGAACGCGCTGGCAAGGACGTGTATGTGTATGCGGTCGAACCGGCAAACGGCTCTGCGCCTTCGTTCGTTCTTTCCATGAACTCAACCGTTCCGAGCGGATACACTCAGGATACTTCGCGCAAGATCGGCGGTTTCCATTGCCTTTGCGTGGCAACGGGCGCGACCGGGAATGCCGCTGCCGGTTACTCGGCAGGCGACATTGTCCCGCCGTCCGTTTGGGATTTGAAGCATCGTCCGCGCTCTGAACCGGAAGGCATGGTCTACATCGAAGAGCTGAATCTTTGGTGCGACATTTATCTGCCGTCCTGGTCTGGCTCAATGGTGCAGTCCCGCTACGGCGGCACGATTCTTGACGGCGACAGCACGCCCAAGATGCACGGTGAGCGTTTTGTCGAATATGCCGGAGCGGCAAAGAAGCGTCTCTGCTCCCGTGATGAATTCATGGTGATCGCGGACTCTTCTACGCAGATGACAAACATCAGCGGCAGCACTGATCCGGTCACGACCGGCGGCCATGAGGACACGGCATCCAAGCGTATTGTCTCCAAGGACTTCGTTGAAGACCTGACGGGCGTGCTTTGGCAGTGGACGAGCGATGTCTTTGGCGCGTTCAACGTCGTGTCAAGCACGTCCTTCTCCAACCAGGGCGGCATTGCCGCTACTGCGCAGACATCTTCGGCAAACGGCGATCATTACCTGCGCAATTATCAGTGGCAGGAAGATGGCCGCAGCACGACGCACAGGGAAGTTGACGGCGCACTCAACGTGAAGGGGCTTGCTTACGGTGCTCTGGCGCGTGCGCTCGTTGGTGGCAGCTGGGATTATGGGTCGCATTGCGGCTCACGGTCGGTCAACCTGAACAACCTGTCGTCTAACCGGAACGGCAACAACTCTGCGCGGCTGGTGTCGATACGATGGTCAAGCCAAAAACCCTCGGCTGATCCATTGACCGTGCCCAAAAGGCAAAACACACAACGGGTATGCCGCGTGTTTAGTAGGACTCATGGAGTCTCGAAACCCACGCGGCTATTTTCTCGCGAACATGAAGAGATACGGCAATCTTTGGCGGCAGGTATGCTGCCGCGAAAACATTGAACTTGCCTTTGCAAAGGCCTTCAAGGGCAAAAAGAAAGAGGGCGCATTGCTTGATGTTTACGAGCATCAGGATGAGTACATTAGAAAGGCGTTGACACTGTTTGCTGATCCGATGAACTTGAATCAAAGCGTCTTGCGGATCAAGCTGGTTTTTAAGCCGAAACTCAGGATCATCTATGCTGCGCCTTTCTGGCCTGATCGCGTAGTGCATCATGCCGTCATGAATGTGCTAGAGCCGATTTATGAATCAGTCTTTTCGGATGCGTCCTATTCATGCCGCAAGGGCAGGGGACAGCACAACGCTTCGCGGCTTTGCATGCTGTACGCGAAGCGGTACAAGTACGTCTGGCAATTCGACTGTTCGCAGTTCTATGTGAATCTGGATCATGACCTTATGAGCGATCTGTACCGCTGGAAGGTCAAAGACCCGCAGATGCTTTTGTGGCAAGAAAAGCAAGTGCGAACAGTGGCAACGCGGCAAAAGAATATCGAGATTCTGAAGGACTTGATTACGCGAAGGATTGCAGAGGATCAGGCGCGTGTGCAGCTTGCCAAATTGGAGCGGTCAAGCGTCATCTTCGACAACGCAAAAGCGGGTGTGCCTATCGGCAATCTCTGTTCGCAATGGGACGGCAATCTGTATCTGACGCACTTTGACAATTGGGTGCATCAAGTCCTGAAGGCTTCAGCCTATATCCGGTTTTGTGACGATGGCCTGATCTTTGCGGATGACAAGGCTTTTCTGCATGACTGCGCGGAAATGGCAGAGGACTATCTGTTCCGGGAACGGCGCGTGTTGCTTTCGCGCTCGACCGTTTATCCGACAAACAACGGAATTGATTTTTGCGGATACCGCCATTTTCACAATGGCAAGCTGCTTGTCCGGAAGGGTACTGCGACAAACATTAAGCGGCGAATGCGGTCGCTCATGGCCAAAGTGGACAATGGCCTGATAACTACGGAAAAAGCGCGGTCTGTAGTGGGTAGCGATTGGGGCATTCTTCGGCATGCAAAAACTTTCAACTTCCGCAAGTCTTTATCTATAGACAGCATTCGAGATGAGCTTGCCTGGAGGATTCAGCAGCAACATGAAGAGATTTAGTGACTTTGCAAGCGATGAGATCGGCCTGGTGGGCAAGAAACTGACGATGCTGGACATCCTGGGCAAACCGATTATTGTGACCGCAGGACGAATTGCCGCCTCCAAGGCGGTTAAAGGCAAGCAGTGTCTCCAGCTGCAATTCACTTTCGATGGAGAGGAAGAGCCGTTTGTCGTTTTCACAAACAGTTCTGTCCTTATCAAACAGATGACGAAATATGGCGAAGAAGTGCCTTTCCTCGCCACTATCGAAAAACACGGTGCTTATTACACGTTTTCTTAAGGAGAATAAATATGCGAGGGTATCCCAAGTTCCTCAACACGAAAGAGGATTACCTTTTTGTCAAGGCTAATTTTGGCAAAGAACTGTGGAGCAAGGATTGGCAGTTCCTTCTCGATACGATGCGCGATTGGATCACGATTGGCGAGGTTGAGTCGCCAGAGGCCGGAGTGACGGATGAGACGCACCGTGTTGTTGAGGGGCGGCAGGGTGAAGACGAAGAAGCAAAGACGATCTACGTCCAGCAGGAACTTCAGATCATTCCGACCTGCAAGTTGCTGGCGCTTGGGTTTACAGAAGATGAAGTAAAAGCAGCTTTGGCATCTTAGGAAAAATCAGACAGACAACAAGCTTCCTGGCTTGCAAAATGCCCCTAGCGTAAGTTTTTTTGCGTTAAGGGGCTTTTTATGATTATTGCTGTTTTGAAATGGCTGGTTCGTCTGCCGCTCAGTTTTCTTTCGACGCTTGCGGCATGGGCGGTTTCGCCATTGTGCCCATTCTTCGCGCACAACTACAGCCTTCGGGGGACTAGGTTGTGGTGGGCAACGACTCCCAACTGCACGCTCTTGGGCGATCCTGATCATCAGGAGCGGCATCATCACAGCAATTCGTGGTGGCAGCAGGTTAGCTGGGTCCTCAGGAATCCCGGCGTGAATTTCCAGAGGGAGACGCTCGGCATTCATGTCGTTCCGACTGACAATGTCGTGCGCGTCGGCAACCACAAGGCTCAGGATGAAGGTGGGTACTTCTTTGACCGGGTGTACCGCGACGGAAAAGTGATCTGCTGGATGCTGTTCATCTATGTCCGCTACCCCTTCAAAAAGGATCGAGCGTTTCGGGCATTGGCAGGATGGAAGACATGGGATTTTCTTATCAAAGATCCTCTTCAGATTACATGTTTAGTGCAGCCCTGGAAGACCTTCAAATGAGCGGAAATTTCAGCGTCTTTGCAGTATTCAGCGAAGACAAAATAGCAAGGAAAGACGGCGGCACACTTTTACCGAAAGGAGCGCGGCCATGACAGCAAGAATCCTGAAACTGCCAGAACTTTATGGTGCGAAGATGTTTTCAATTGTGTTTCCCGACGGCGCAGAAAGGCTTTTCATGCTCGCTGGGGCTGCCATCGGCAGCGCGTGGAGCTTCGCTTTTGGCGATGCTGGGCCGTTGCTTTGGTGGCTTCTGGTTTTCGTGATTGTTGACTTCTTTTCTGGAACATGGGCGGCACTTGTTACTCACTCGTGGTCAAGTCATTCCAATTTTGTAGGCGTTTTCAAAAAGATTTTCGTTTTTGTCATGGTCGCCCTGGGGCACGGCCTCGACATCGTGTTCCTGCCATTGCTGCACATCGAGCTGATGCAGTCAATCATTATTTGCGCCTACTGCGCTGGTGAATTCGGCTCGATCATCGAAAATTTGGAGCGGGGCGGTCTGAAAGGTGTTGTCCCGCCGGTTGTGCGGAAGCTTCTTGATGCAGTCAATCGTCTGATTGATTCGTCGGTGGATCGCGTCTCCGGAGAAGGGGCGAAGCATGATTG